CTGCTGAGCTGCGCCGTGTTCGATGTGCGCTGTGTGCCGAGTCCGTGCGGCGTGAGCGTAATGCTGGTGATGTTTGTCGGGCTGTGGTTGCAGATGTAGAAGCAGCCATAGTACTGCCCGCCCGTTTCGTCTACGTTCGGACCCGCCACTACGCCATTCACGGTGCGCAGTAAATCCAGCGTCATGCTGCCGCCGAGGTCGCTGCTGTTGTACACGGAATCGCGATAGACACGCACGGAGCGCGCGGGTGTGCCCGACTCCAGTAACACAGAGGTGTTAGCCGGTACACTGACTGGCGTGCCTTCGGTGTCACCGGGCGAAGTCCATGCCAGCGTACTTGTGCTGGCTGCGCGGATAGTGCCCTGCCCAACGCCGCACGCGGGTGACACGCGCTGCACGACGATAGGCCCGATAGGGTTAGAGACGAACGCGGGCAGCGGCTGAAACTCGATGTCCGCGCGGATACCGCCCAGTCCTGCGGGGCTGCTCTGGTATTGCCCGAGGCTGTCTGATTTGGTGCGTGCGGTTGCCATCAGCTAGCGTCCGCCACTGTTAGCAGCCCGGTGCCCGCGCTGTAGCTGTATGCCACTGCGGGCGGTGCCGGGTTGCAGACAACGGCGTGCGTTATCGGCAGCGGCAGTCCGGCGTAGCCGCGCGCGTCGTAGGGCACCACGCGGAACTCTGCTGTGGTGTCGTCCACCTGCGCCGATGCCTCGAAGGAGTAATAGCCCGCGCCGTTTTCCTTGACCATGTTAATCGGCGTCCACTCCGCATCCACGTACTGCTGCACTTGGTAGTAGCTGGCGTCGCTCTGCCCGCGCCACTGGAACCGCACGCAGGGCGAGTAGTGCTTAGACTCTGCGGTGTCAGTGTCCGTCGCGTCGGTGATTTCGACGGCGGGCAGCGGGTTCGTTGTGCCGTCCGTGGTCTGCGCCGTGTACGTCGTGAGGCTGGTTTGATTCAGCACCAGCACGCCGTTCAACCACACGTCATATGGCGCGGTGCCGCTCCAGTCGTACTTGACTGAGTAGCTGCCGATTCGTGTGGCTGTCGGGGTTAGTGGCATGGTTAGGCTTGGTCCGTGAGGATGGTGGCGAGGTCGGTATAGAAGACGGGCGAGACGATGCGAACGAAAACATTTGAACTTAGAGTTATGAATGGATTGGACGCAGGAACTGCTGTGTCGATAGATATTGGTATAGATAGAGGTGCGCCAGTAGAATAGGTGTTTGTCCAACTATGAACTACGTTATAAATACTGCCACCGCCAGACGCATTCTGAGCTAAAGATCCAGTTATATCTCCTGCTGTCCAATCAATATCAATATCCGATCCATTACCAACCTGAATCCGATACTCACCACCAATAATAGTGCCGCTATAATTTGTCAGATCAACAACAGTAAAAACGTTGTCATATATACTCGCGAGGCCTCCAAAATTTTCCCAATAAGCCTCATTTACAGTGCTTGATGGAGTTGGCGTATCAGATACAGCAGCGGCCCATGCTATGCCCTTTGTTGCACCAGTTCCTTCGCGCTTCATAGACGTTCCACTGAGAGTTCCAGAGAAAGCAAGACGTCCAAATTTGAGCAAGTCCAACGCGTCTTGCATCGCCTGCCAGAATCGCGCCTCTTGTGTCCTTATCGGATCTGCATCAAGGTCTGTACCGATGGCGGTTTCGAGTGTTGCCTTTGTCCACTGAGTGGATCCACCTGTAGTAGTTGTAAATTTTCCGCTGTTCGACATAGCAATAATTGCATCGCGTATTTTCTTGAGGTTCAGGAATGCGCGTTGGCTGGGAGGAAATGCCTCTATTTCGGCAATGTCGCTTGATGCCAAGTCAGATCCCAGTGTCCCGTCTGTTTTGTAGAACTGCGTCTTAGTTATGTTTACCGCACCTTGCCGCTCATTCACTCCGCGCATCAGTTCAAACATGGCAGTGCGTGCATTGCTGGGTTGTCCGCCCATCTTGGTGCCTGCGTATGTAGAAACAGTCCAGCCCATCGTTTACTCGAAGTAGTTGATCGCGTCCCATCCATCATTGAATGCGTTTCGCACACAAACCATACCAACCTGCGCGCCTGTGGTAACTCTGCCAAGTGATGTCTGTGATATACCGGTATTTGGCAATTCAGCTTTGCTCTCCGCGGAATACCAGCCCAGCCCGCCACCGCCTATTCCACCGCCGCCACCCTTCACACCATCAGCCAACGACACAATCACAGACTCGCCTACGCGTGTCACATTAATACCGGGTCCACTCTTCACCGTGTTCAGTATCAACGCGCGGAGCCGCTCCAGCATCCAGCCGGTAATTTGCTGGCCGCGTCCTGGCATCCTGTTTTTCTGGTTAGTGTCCCTGTCATACATGTCAGGTGTTACCAAACAGCACGTTGAAGTCCTTGAACAAATACCAGTCAACCAGCTTCGTGCCTACACCTTCGACAACATCGTCTGGCACGTTGCCCGTCTGCGGGTCGCGTATTTTTGCAACGACGTACCACGATTCCGGGTTGAACTCAAACGTCCAGTCGAACTCCCACAGGTGCGATCTACCGAATCCGATATCGCGCCCTCGGAAGTTGCACGCGGTACACATCCAGTAGTACGGCGGCGCGCCTGCCCAGTAGGTGCTGTTGACTTTGTTAATCCACTCCAGCGCGATTTCGTTCGGGTAGTCCACATACAGCGAGCCGGTCGCTGTCATCGTGAGGTGCGGAACCGTCACTGACTCGTTTATCGATGTGGTATATATCTCGCCGCGCAAATTCTGATCGGGGTAATCAGCGGGGTATGTCCAGCTTAACTGGATACGATTCCCAAGCCTGTCAACGTCCGTCTGTTTTTGCTGGATGCTGGAGCCGCCACTGAATATAAACGAGCTGGCAACGTCGGCCACTGTCTTGTATTCAACGTCGATAATCGCGGCGGACGGTGTGTCCTGCACCATCTGATAGGAACGCCGCATAACGCGCAGGTTGCTGTTACCTGGAGCCGCGTCGCCGTGCTGTGGTACGCCTGATGTGAGGTACAGCGCTTGGTCTACAGGAGTCGGTAGCCCTGTGGGTGTCAGCCCCGTGACCATGAACTGGCGCGTCATGGATACGCACACGCCTTCCTCTTCAACTACGTTCAGCGTATTTATTCTGTCAGCAATTACACCCATGTATTACCCCGCATATGCGATTGTGTTCTTGCCGGTGTTTTGCGCGATCTGGCGAAGCAGCGTGATATCTTCACCGCCCGATTTCGTTGACTGCGCCTGCTGCGCGCCGGGCGTTGCAGTTGCCCACGATGCTGATGCACTCGTCGTCCGTACCCGTGGCGGTGCCATGGGTACGACAGGCTGCACGCCTGCTGCGATATCGGCGTTAGTGTTCGCCTTCGCGCGCCACTGCCGGAACGATTCGCCGTACTGTGTCTGCTTCGATGATGCCTCAGCCGCGCCAGCGTACTGCCGGGACGATATATTCATCTCGTTAGCGATGCGCCGCGCGGTAATGCCTTCCTGCTGGAATCCGCCGCGCTCTGCAAGAATTCTGCGCGCCTCGGCTTGGTGCTTCGGCGCGATGCCGTTATTTATTCTGTTCTCGCTCTGCTGCGTCCGCACAGCATCGGAGATGCCCGTGGCTTTCGCTGCGTCGGCCACCTTATCCGCCACCCAACCAACGCCGCCTGTAATGTTTTTCGCGATGTCGTTATATGCCGTCTTGATCTCGTTGATCTTGTTCAACAACGAGTCCAGCTTATCCAGCGCGCCGCCAACCATCGCATCCATCGCAGGCCCAACGCCGCCCATGGATTCAAGCCATGACAGTGTGTCGTCTGCTATCTGTGATATGTATGGCGCGACATTCGCGGCCAACTGATTTCCGATTCCTTCCAGTAGCAACGACATCTCGCCCATCGAATCGCCAGCGTTATCAATCTTCGTCACGTCGAGCTGTGACAACGAGATACCGAAGGTGTCCAGCGTCGTTCCTGCTTCGCGTATCGCAGCCCCAGCGCCATCGAACAAACTAATCAGCGCGCCGCCAGACTTGCCGAAGATGTCCCGAGCCGCTGCCATCTTTTGGGACGGGTCCTGTATCCGATTGATCGCGTTCGCGATAGCCTCGAACTGCTGGCCGGGACTCATGCGCTGGAGTTTCTCAACGCTCAGTCCGATATTCTCGAATGCCTTGATAGCCGATGCGTTGCCGCCCATCGCGCTGCCGAGCGTGTCGCTCATCTTCGCGAACGACGCGTTCAGCGCCTCGCTATCAACGCCTGCCTGCCCTGCTGCAAACTGAATCTTACGCAGCTCGTTATACGTTAAGCCCAGTGACTTGGCGAAGTCGTTGGTGTCGCCAACGGCATCAATGCTGTTTTTCGTGAGGTACGCAATCGACGCGCCAGCAGCCGCTGCCGCTGTGCTGAGTCCCATGAATGCGCGGCTCGCGCCGGTGCCTATCTTGTTGAATGCCGTGTTGAAGTTAGCGCGCATCCGTTGCGCGTCTTTGCTCAACCCCTTCAACATCCCCTGCGCCTTCGATATGCCAGCTGACAGCCCCTTGGTGGAGGCTGTCAGCATTACGTTCAGCTTGGTGATGTTTGCCATTTACTTCTTTGCCTCAAGACGCGCGTTGTGTGCGTCCGCGTACATGTTCAACAGATTAGCCATCTCTTGCGGTGTCTGCCGTTTCTTCGGTGCGAAGTCCGGCAGGAAATCAGATATCTTCATCGCCTTTGCGCCGCGTCCGCGTGTCAGGTTATACTGCGTTGCAGCAACGCAACCGGCCCGAATATCCGCGCGTTCTTCGCCCCATGGTGATATCTCGTACATCGCCATGTAACGAATCAGCTCGCGCGCTGGCATCGCCTCCACCTCCCATATCCATTTGCCGAGATGGGCCCCCAGTGAAAACAGGAACTGCTCTACTGGGCTGTCTCGGAGTTTTTTACTTCTTGCTCCACAACGTCACTGTCAGCAAGTCGGTTCAACTTAAACCCTGCTTGCATAATCGCGTCGATGGGTCCCGCGTTCAGCCGCCCCAGCAGTTCAAACTGGTTATCGCCAAACAGCCGCTTGCCGTCCGCATCGCTCAGGAAATACGCGCAGCATTCAGCCCGGAACAGCTTCACGTGCTCACCTGCGCCGATGCGGCCACACAGTGACTGAATGCGGTCGTATTCCTTCGCGCTTACTTCGCGGATGAACACGCTACCGCCGAGGTCGGCTACTTCAAGTTCAACTGTCTTGAACATGCCTGCGCCTTGCAGGATCTCTTCTTTGCTGAGTGCTGACATTTAGTTTCCTTCCACGGATACTTAGTTGCGGGTGATAGCGCCGGAAATCTTGAATGTGCAGGTGGCCGTCATCTTGTCTTCAAGCGGTACCACGATACCGAGGTCCGTCTGTCCACAGAGGAACGACAGGCTGCTTGCGCTGCCAGCAAACGACACAGTGACGGTTTCCATTGCGGCGTTGGTAAGGATGGGCGGCACGAGTCCAGCCACCCACGCAATTTCCAACTCCATGGTTCCGTTGTCCACCAAGTCGGTGAGCATGAACGTGTGCGCGGTGGTGGTGCCCATGTGGCTGGTGTTCACTGTTTCGCGGGTGATGCCGGACAGATTAACGCCGATGATATCGGCGGTAAATCCGCTGGTTCCGAATACGACCGTTGAACCTGTTCCGATGTCTGCTGACATTAATCAGACCTCCTGATAGTGCATGCTGTACGTCTGGCTGATCGCGTGTATCGGATTGCCTGTGCCGTCAGCTAGTTCGATTTGTGATTCACCCATATCCTCCATCCAGAGGCGGGCGATGTTTATTCCTGCGACCGTCGTGCGGTCGTTTACTGTGTCGAGAGCGGATTCAATTGCCTCCGCGATAATGCCCAGCGCGAGGATGCGCGGCCCGTATATCGTTATGCCGATTCGCACAAGCCTCAGCCCCGACGCGCCCAGTAGGTGGTGGTCTGGATCTGTGCTATCTCTGCCGATGACAGCGAACGGAAACGCAGCATCCTGTGGTGCATAGCCGGAATAGATGCGCGAGCCGAGCGCGGAAACGCCAGACTCGATAATCTCTATGACGGCTTGCTCTGGTTTCATCCGATGATGTCGTCCACTGCTTTTTTGAACTCGGTTGCGTATGCCAAATCAGACAAGTGCTTCGCTTCTTTTAGTGCGTCTCTGCGGATGTTCTGTGCCGCTGTGCCCGGGTGCAGGAAGTACGCTCTGCCAAATACCTTGGCGCGGTGCTGCTTCGTGCCGAGGTCCACTAGGTGGAACGTGAAGCGCGGGTCGTGAATACCCTTCGAGTCGTTCTTGCCTCTGAATTTATTGATTGCTTTGCTGTATGGACGCCGGACGCTTGAGGTGTTGCGAACGCCTATCAGCGCGATTGCAACTTTGCTGTTCTTGTAAACCTTGATCTTTGTGCCGAATGAACGCGCGATAGTTTTTGATATTGGCCGCGACTGTGCCCGCATCGCTTTCAATACAGGTGCCGCGCCTTTGCGGCTGGCCTTCTGCAACGTCTTCTTAATCAGTGTCGTGTCGAGCCGCCGCAGGTTCCGCTGGAACCTAGCCATGCCGAAAATTACATCGTCGTGGCGTTCGTTAGGCACGCTCGTTACACTCCAGTGTCAGCATCACGCCCTTCTCTTCGGCGTTCCTGATGCCCTGTATGTAGAAGTTCCTGTTGTCGTGAACTATCCGCATGTCTTCTGTGACTGCGGTATAGCGCAGGGTGATTTCATGGGTGATGCGCGCCACGTTCTGCTGCGCCTCGTAACCTTCCGCCGCCTTCATCGGAGCCACACGGCCCCATACCGTTGCGAGCGTTGTCCATGTTTCAATTGGCTGGTTCATGTCGTCTGGCGCTGTGCTTTTCGACTGGATTGCCAGCCTATGGCGAAGTGATCCCGCACGCATAAATGTTCAGGTCTCCTCTGAATTTCGCCAGTGAATCAAGCCGCTGCGCAGCAAGTGGTGCCTCTGCCACAATCGTTCCGATAATCAGCGCCTCGCGGTTTTCGTACCAGTGCGCCGCCTTCATTCGTATGGACTGCTTAATCATTTCTGGAACATCAGCGGCATCGCCGTAGCCCGCGGTGTATTCGATCTCGATTGCGTTCCTGCGCCAGTACGTAAGTGGCCACCACGTGCTGCGGTCGATGTAGATGCGCCCAGGTTCCGTGCTCAGGTCCACTTCGTAACTCGCTGCGCTCAGCGTCTGCTGTGTGTTCAACGTGTCGTAGTACTTGATGTGTGTGACACTGGCGAGCGGCGGACGTGGCAAATCGATGTAGTCTTCAGTCGGGAATCTATCCAGCGTGAGCGTGTACGTGGCAGTGCAGAGCTGCCGCCACGTGAACGCCTCGGTGTCGCCCGTAGCCGCCGCGATGAACGTAGTGAGTTCGCCGTCGCTGGCATCGGTATCGATGTGCGAGTGCGCTTTCATTTCGGCCACCGTAATCGGCTGCACGGTCGGTGCTGTCGTTAACACTAGGCCCATTACGGCGAGCCATCCTGTACAACTAGCGCGCTGACTGTGGCGCTGCTGCCGCTGGCGTTGGTGACGTAAATCTTCGTCACGTCGGCAGTCAGCTTCAGGGTGTCGGGGCTGCCGGTGTTCCACATATACGGAACATCCGCAGCGAGAGTGATGGTGTTGCCACCACTGGCGTCGGTCGCGTTGGTCTCCAGCGTGACGGCCTTATCAGATGCGATGTAGCAGGCAACTACCTGCGACACGTCGATGCCGCCCAGATTCCACAGAGCATCAGTGGTGCCATTGCTAACAGTGATGCTGCCGGTAACGATGCCTTCGTCACTTGGCGACAGGGACTTCGCCTTGCTGAACTGGATTCCGCCAGCAGAAATACTTCGGGTGCAGGTTACAGACATAGCTTTGCTCCGGGGAGTTTGTTGAAATCAGTACTCGCCTCAGCAGTGCCGAGCGCGAAGTGGTGCGCACCAATAAACGTGCGGCTGTCGATATCGAAGGTGCCGATGAACGTGGTATAAACCAGCGTCTCTGCGGCAGCGTCGCGGAACGCCTTGCTGTTGCGCTTGCCGTACTGCGCTGCGCACTCAGCTAACTGCTGCTTGGTAATCGTGGCGTCGATGGTCATCGGCGGTTCCTGCGCCCATAGCGCTGCGTGTTAACGACGGGTTCAGACACGACAGCCGTTTCAATCATCACGTCATCTTCGTCGTCGCTGATATCGTCAACTAGTACCGGCGCGGACGCGGGTTCCGGTATTTCTTCGATGCGGCCACACATCAGCAGCTCATCGCGCAGCATGCCGGTAGGCTGGATAATGTCGCCTTTCCGGTAAACTCCATACGCGGATTTAACGCGATATTTCTTTAGCTCTTTCATCGTGCCTCCAGGGGTTTCCCTGTTTTGATGTAATCAGATACTCGCTGGTAAATCGGGGTCAGGTCGGCGGACGGCCAGAGGATGCAATCCTCGATATGTCCTATAACCACGCGATTCGCCATGTGAACTACGTTGCCGTGCATTTCCCACTTGAACCAAAAATCAATGTCGGGGTCTACGTGTCCGTCGCCCCATGTGCCGTCATTCGCTGGACGGCCAACCATCCACGGGCGGGGAAACTCGCGCAGCTTGTCAGCGCGGATAAACGTGAGCCCGAAATGCCCGGTGGTAATCTCCGTGGTGAGCATGTCGAATACAGCGGGGTGTACCTGCGATTTCATCTTGCCGTCGTCGCCGCGCATCGTGAACAGTGGCTTGTTACTGCCGCGTCCAGACTGCATCGGAACTATCGCGTCGATGTGCGGGTGTGTCTCCATGATTCGGTAGAGCTCAGCAACGTCCTGCGGCGTGAACAGCGAATCGTAGTCGAGTGTGCAGATGTACCGGCATTCAGGCCGCGCGATCTCGGTTTCGATTGCGTTACACAGATGCTGGTTCCAAAAGCAGCCGCCGATACTGCGCACGCGCGCATTGAACTGTTGCAGCGCCTCGTAGATGCAACGGTGGTGCTCGCTAGGACCATAACGCGGCGTCGGCAGCACAAACGTGACACCATCGAACTGGAGCGTGCCCTGGGGCAGTACAGGCTTGTAGCCGAGCATGTTCAGGCTGATATCGAGACTTGAACAGTCCGGCGCGTCACTCGGAAACATCTTCACGCGTTCCATGCCCAACTCCATGAACATCGCCGCCAGCTTGTCGCGTGTGAACGTCGCACCGTGTCTGTCGTCGCTGTCAACGTGCCCACCCATGAGGTAGCCCTCGGCGTTAATCGGGGTGCCAGCCGCAACAGTCAGGCAGATGACTTCCATGTCTGGAACGCAGATTTTCATGCAGCCACCGGGCTTCAGAACGCGGAACCACTCACGCAGCACATCCATCGTTTCACGGTGACTGAAATGCTCCAGCACGTGGCTGGCGCGAATCTCATCAGCGCATTCATCGGGATACGCGAGCGGGTAAACTTCCTGCCCTTTTTTCCTGTCCACGTTGTCGTAGTCAGACAGTTCGCAGCCACCAGATCCAAGATTCAACTTTAGGATGTCGGGCAGTGCCGAGACCGCCGCTTTCTTCTTCTTTGCCATGGGATTCCTTCCGAGAGTCCGAGGTTAAATGTCACTTCCCAGTGCTGCGCGGTTAGCGAGTGCCAGAGCCGCGCAGCACGTCGGGAAGGAAGGCGGGTTACACGTAAACAGCAGCGCCTGCGCCAGCCAGCGTGGCGGACGTGGGAGATACAGCAGCGCGGGTGAGCACAGCCTGAATGTTCGTTGTGCGGGTCGTCGCGGTGCCGGTGACGGTGGCGTTGATGTACCGCTTGCGGCCATTCGCCAGATTCACGTGGAACAGGACGTTATCGCCGGTGCTGGTGTTCGGGGTCGGAATCGTGAACGACGTGCCGCCGAGCGTGCCAGAGATATCGGTAAACGCGGAGGTGGTGTCACCCTCCTGAAGTTTCAGGGTGCCAGGGACGCCGCCGGTCGCCACAGCAGCGCCGATATACATCACTGTCAGCGCGTCGTAGCCGAGGGTGTCAACGTAGCCGGAAACAGCAGATGTGCCGACGGTCTGCGGCGCAACCATCTGCGCCACCTTTGCATTTTGCAGTTCGTACATAGTTTTGAACCTTTTCAGTAAGCCGGGGCTGGTGTCAGCCCCGGCGTGTGGTTGTTGTCAGGTGGTGCCAATCAGCGCGACGATGGGTCCGGCGTTCGTGGTGTCGCCGAAGTCATGTACGTTGATGTCGATGCGCTCCGTTGCCTTCACAGCAATCTGGTCTTCAGCAAACTTGTACTGGTCAGACTGAGCGAAGCTGAACTCGCGACGGTCGCCCATGGTGCAGGCCGAAGAGAGGTCGCCAAACAACAGCATCGTGGTTCCGTTGATGGTGCTCGCGCTGGAGGGGAGCACCTGCGATACGACGATGGGGTAGCCCATAAACGACGGCTGGAACATGCCGCTCACGCTCTGGATGGTGTTACCACCAGCGGTCAGCGCCAGACGCTGGAATACGGTGGAGTAGCAGAGCTGTGAGCAGTAGAACTTGGCGTTCGGCTGCGCGTACTGAGGCAGGATGCCCATCAGGCCAGTGAGGTCAGCGGCGTCCACTTCGGCGAACGTGTCGTGGCCGGAAGCAGCCGCGTAGTTGCCAATCAGTGACGCGTTGGACTCCAGCGCCTTGGTCAGGCCGAGCACGCCGTTGTAGGTCGAGGTTCCGTCACCGATGAAGCCGGTCTGGTCTTCTTTCAGTGCGAAGGCGTAGGCAGCTTCACGAGCGAGGTCATCGGCCATGTTGATGATGGCGTCGTCGTTCAGTTCGCTGGGAATCAGCGCGTACACGCCGAGCTTCTTGGCAACGAGGTTGACGTTGTTCCAAGACTTCGTGCTCTCGGTGATCGCCGTGTTTTCAGCGGACCAATACGCGGTCAAACCGCCAGTGCGCCGGGCCATGGTCATGGTGTCGCGGGACATCGGAACAACGCGCGCGTTCTGGCGGAATACGCCGTACTGCTCGCGCAGGTCGATGATGGTCTGGCTGAATTCGTTGGGAACCATCGCGCCGCCGGTGGTATTGGTGTTTTCGCTGTGGGCGCGGGTCTCAACATCAAGACCGTGCTCACGGCACCAGCGCGCGGCACTGGAGTTGCCGAGGATGTTTGCGCGAATCCACTGGCCGGACTTGTACGCGTCGATTTCGCGCTTGAACGCCTTCATCGAACCGTACCGGGCAAACTCGATGCGGGGGCTGTCGTCGGGGTGCGCGCCGTTGGTGGGAGCAATGGCGGGAGCGCGGCGGGTTTCTGGCTGCGCCTGAGCCGCAAGGTCGGCGGCGATCTTCGCGTTCAGCAGGTCGCTCTCGCGAATGTCTTCAATCTTCTTGGCAAGCAGGTCGGCGTCCTTCATGTTCGCGGCGATGTCTTTCTTTTCATCGTCGGTAAAAGAACGGTCTTCCTTTTTGGCCTTGGCTGCGATGTCGGCGTTCGTGCGCAGGAGGTGGTCCCGCTCGCCTTTGAGTTGTTCGATGTCCATGTGTCGTACCTGTAAGTAGTGGTACGCGCACAAAAAAGGCAGCGCGTACCGAAGTGATCGGTTTACGCGCCGCCCAAGGCAGCTAAAAGTTATGGCAGTCCGCAGCCAAAGGCGCGGTCAGTAACTATATTGTAATACGGCTGAAATGCCGTGGTTGTAAAAACTACAGGGTGCGTTTCAGTTCACGCGCGGTATGGTTCAGTACATCCTCAGCCGTTACGCGCTGGCGTTTTTCAATTCCGCCGATGCCGCCCAACTCACCGGGGATATTCCGGTACTGCAATTCACGGCAGCGGTTGCCGTCGATAGCGTCAGCAACGCCCTGCTTCGCGGTTGCGAATCCAGCGTCTATGGCTTCCTGCGCGTTGTACCACGTTTCATCCTTCATCCACGCGCGCACATCTTCGATGCTGTTGCCACTGCGGCCCGCGAGGATGCTGGCAATCTCATTGTCGATACGGTCGAGGAATACTGCTTGGTCGCGCAGGTCGTTGGCGTTACCCTGCGCCACGGTCCACGCGTTGTGAATCATGATATAACTACCCTCACCCATGGTGATGGTGTCGCCAGCCATGGCGATGATACCGGCAGCACTGGCAGCAAGCCCGCGAATCTCAACATTCACTGGCGCAGGGTGCGCTTTCAGTGTGTTGTATATCGTGTTCGCCTCAAACACGTCGCCGCCCGGGCTGTTGATGATGACGTTAATCTGTTTCGCGTCCGGTACAGCGGCCAGTGCTTCAATAACCTTGCCACTACTAACGCCGTCCGGCAGATATCGACTCATCCAAGTTGGCATGATTTCATCCAGCACGTTGATATCAACGACGGAACTGGAATCACGCATGGACGCCAGCGCAGCGGCGCGTGCCTCAACACTGGTAGATTCGTAAGCGGGCCCATCAACAGGTGCCACGTCAACCAAATCAACATCCAATAGCTCGCGCGTCGGTGGAGTCGTGGTGTAGTCCCAGCGCATTCCATTGGCCCTGTCTGGAACCGTGAACGCGAACGAAGATTTATTGATGTAGCCGCCAGATACCAACGTAAGCAGGTCGCGCGCAGACTGGGTATCAGGCAGCGCGGTCAGTTCATAGTTCAGTCCACTGGAATCCTTGAACAGGCGCAGGCTTCCGTTCTTCGTGGTACCAACAATAGACAAGCCGCCGTCGTGCTGAATCCGTGCGGATACATGGTTCTTGCCAGCGGCGATGTCGCTGAGTGTACGGTCGAACGCGCGTGGGTTAATTTTCTCACGGTAGCCGCCGAGGTCGTGGCTCAGGCTATTAAACGTCGCTGCCCTGCCGCGAATCATGCGCTGGTCACCGTCTGCGCGAACTTCGACTGGCGCTTCGGTTACGCTGCAAAATTGCATAGCTTCTCCATTATCGCAGAGGCCGCGAGCCTCGCCCGTGTGCCGTCCTGCCATGTAGTGAGGTCATTTACTGAGATATCAACCATGCTGCGGTCGCAGTGGCCTGCCGCGTACCAATCAGATACGATTGCAATATCGGCATCGATATCAAGCCCAGTGGCTACAGCACTAACGACATCGATTATCTGGTCTCGAACATGCGCGCGATGTACAGTGTAGAATTCGTCGGTTGCCTTGGCGCGCTTCGCTTTATCAAGTTCGACGCGAAGAATGCCACCGACTTTATTCTCAAACACCAGCCGGAACGCCTCGCGGATGCGGGCCATGGTTTCGGTGTCTTCGTTCGGGTCGGCAGGATCCTGTGGGTCAACTGTGTCAACGGAACCGTCACCCAATACATCATCAACCATATCAGTCGGTATCAGGTTCGCCTGCATGAAGCGGCGGTCGCCATACTCAACAGGGTTCTCGTCTTCCAGTTCCAGTATGTCGTTTGCGGACATCGCGCCGAGATAGAACATCTCGCGGTAGAAGTCGGTCCGCGCGGCGGCGTCACCACGCATCAGCGCTTTCAGTGACACATCAAGATAAACGCCGTTATCGAGTTCTTCGTCGCTCATCAACTTGAACTCTATTTCGGACTTCAGGCGCGAACGCCAGCCGTCGAGCGTGTCCGTCGCATACAGGATATTATCTTGTTCGATGTTCGCGTAGTGCGCGTTTTCGAGGTGCTGCACTTTATGAGGCGGCATCCTGAACATGCGACAGATATCGATGACTGTAACGTTCGTGAGTGATGTAGCTTGCGCGTCTTCGGGTGACGTGCTTATCTGGCTCCACTTCATGCCCTCTTCAAGAGTCAGAATAGAGTGGGAATTAGCCGCGCCTGAATAGCGATTAGTAAACTGCCGCCGCAGCCGTTCCGCTGCTTCGTCGCCCAGGGCGGCGGGGTGTTCGAGTACACCGCTCGGCGTCGCGCCGTTGCCGAAGAAGCCGCCAGTATATTTCTGCATCGCAATGGCGGTGCCGAGTAACTGTGACGCGAGCTGAGGCAATGAGTAGCCAGAGATAGCGTCATAGCCAAGCCCGTGGATATGCAACACAGCGGACTGCCGCAGCCCTTCATTCTGGCGCATGCCACGAATGTGATAAAGAATCTCACCTGTCTTATCACTGCGCATGACACGGACGGTAGACGGGTCAAGATTGTACAGCGCAACAGGACGGCCCGCACCGTCGCGGATAATTTCGGCATAGCCACCAGGTGTGGTGCAGGCGTGAGCGAATAGCGTCTCCCAGAACGTGTGCGCGTCTGTCTCGGGGTTCGGGCGGCGGAACAGTTTATTCAGCGGGTGCCCGATGATATCGACGTGGCCGCGCCCCTTCTTCTGCCGCACGCGCTTGGGGAGTTTCGCCATATCCTCGGAGATGTTGCGGACGCAGGCAAAAAACGTCATCACTGTCATGGCGCTGTGCGCAGACACGTGCTCGCCCGCCGTCGTAGCTTCGCCCATCGAATAGGTTTGATTCAACCAATCCAGAACAGACGATGACGATGCGCGAGTCTCGACAGGACGGCCATAGGCGTCCAATATACCGGAATCACTCAATAGAATTCCCCAGTGTTATTGGTATTATATTATCATTAAATTTTAGGCTGAATTGTAAAAACTACGGACGCGCTGATACAGATATCGACGCCAGTATTTCCATCGCCTCGCGCGCCTTAAAAATTACCTCAACATCGGCGTACTCGTAGCACTCGTAAGTCTCGAATGAATGCCCCTGCGGACAGCGGCGGCGTCGCACCACCATGCTCCAACCGTCGGGGTCTGTCCGATGCTGCACCTTATCGACGCGGTGCCCGGCTTCGCCACACTGTGGACATTTCATTCTTCGTCTCCGAATGTGATGAATCCGCGCGTCTCATATACGCTGGCCTTCGGTTTGCGTTTCAGTAGTGCGGTTGCCATGCTCATAATCAGGGTTACGATGCCGTCAATCTTGCCTGCCGACTTCGCCTTGTCTGGCATGCACATCTCCTGCCGTCGCGACAGCACAGCGTTTGCAGACTGCTCCCGCATGAATCCGTTATCCCCGTGTTTCAGCATGCCGGAGTTGATGAACCGCAACACCTCCCCTGTGGGCGCGGTCATATTTACCATGTTACACTTCCAGTAGATAACTTCCAGCCCTTCATCCTGCAACTGCTGGCAGAGCTGTATAGACTGGAAGAGAGGGTCAACATTCAACGACTTAACCCCATACTGCGCGCAGAGCAGCATAATGTCGTCTCTTATACGGTCGTAGTGAATGATGTCACCATCCGTGAGTGTCACCCATCCTTCACGTTCCCAGACACTGAACGGCTTCGCGTATTTCCGCTCATACTCGTTTGCTTTATCTATGGGCATCCAATGGAACCATATAGACTCATAGCCATCACCACCAGCAGCCTCGTATAGGATGTTAAACGACGTGCTGTCAGACGTGCTGCCACAGTCGAGTGATGCAGCCACTGGTGTGCGGCCAGCGAAGTGGTCATCTGGGAATTCGCCGTCGTTCAGTGCCCATCTATCACTAGATATCATCCGCTCGCTAGTCTCGGTGCGGATGTTCAGGAATAGGCGCTTAAACGTATTTTCGTATGACGGGTCATCAATTGCGCGCTGGCACTCACGGTGTAGGAACTCCAGCGACACAGACTTACCAAGCATCGGATTCGCCTTCGCCCAATACACTGGATCCTTCCAGCATTCGGGGTACTCGTTGACATCTTCTTGGCTTATTTCAAATATGACAGGCAGAAATCCAGCGTCACACAGTACGCCATCGCGCACTTTACAGGCATAGTCGTATACCTTGTTACAGACAGACTCGCGCTGGTAGTCGGAGGTTGTCGTATACAGCATCAACGGCTGCTGGCGTGCGCCCATGCTGGTTTTGATAACATCTATCAACTCACTGTTTGGATAGGCGTGTATTTCGTCTGCCACACAGAAATGGGTGTTTAGTCCGTGCTTCGTCCCTGCATCGGCAGTCAAGCTGCGGTAGATGCTGCCATCTGCCAACAATTCATAGGCGTGTGTCGATTTGTAGACTTTCACCCGTTTCAGTAGTTCTGGATTGGCTGAAACTTGCGCGTTGGCAATTCGCTTGATGATGTTAGCTTGGTCGAGGTTCGCGCCCAGTGAGTAGTTCTGCATCCGCGCCTCGCCATCCATAAACATGACGGCGTTGATGATAGTGGCGGCAAAAGTAGACTTTGAGTTCTTGCGTGGAACGAAAAACAGCGCCTCGCGATAACGGCGCAGATTTGTCTTGATGTTGTACCAACCAAACAAGTTATAAATGATTGTGAGTTCGTGTGGCTGGAGAATGTAGGGTTGCCCAGATACCTTACCCTCGATGTGAGTTATCTGGGTTTCGATGAAGGTGCGGTATCGTTCAGCACGGTCAACATGAAAAACATAACCCGCCGCGTCCCGAAATGGGTTATAATCCGGGATGCCCATCAATATATCGATGATGATCTGTTCTCTTGAGTCTACGATGCTCAGCCCTTCGCAAACAGCGATACGATGTCGCTCTTTGGTTTAGTCGGGTTATTCATTACAAGCCCTGCCCGGGCCGCTGGACTACTGCCGAATTCGCGTCCCAATCGCAGCGCGTCGGTACTTGCGGTGTCGCGTGCTTTAATCAAGTCCTTCATTTGAATATCAAGGTCGAGTTCTCCGTTCTGCATTTGCTCCACCTGTTCGGCAAGTTTCAGATACTCAGCCATGCGCGCGCAGAAAAGTCCGAGCATGTGAACATCAACATTGGTCAGCAGCCCGTTCGAGTGCAGCTCTGGAGCAATGTGCTGCCATATATCGTGTGCAGGGCCGCCCAACCACGCTGGGGCGGCGGGAATGGTAGCGGGAGCCACAATTTCAACTTCGTTCTGGCGCTCAGCGGTTTTAGCGAGCCAACTGCCGCGCTTGGCAAGTTCAACCGTCGGCGTTTTTTGTGGTCCTCGTTTACCCATGTTACAAAAACCCTTGACTTATTTTTTTAAGG